CATTAATTGGAACGGTTCGCTTAACTTATTTTCAGACGACAAAAAAGAAGATTTTAAACCAACATTCACTCCGATAAATTGGAACGAAAAAGATAATGAAGATTTTGACGATAAACCATTTTAAATTTAATTATGAAAAGTAAAGAAGAAGAAATAATACACACTCAAATTTGTGATTTTATTAATACACAATATCCAAACGTAATATTCACATCCGATGCATCAGGGGTGTATGTAGGTAAGTATAGAGCAATTATAATGTCCAGACAACGATCCAAACACAAAATACCAGACTTACTTATTTTTGAGCCAAAAGGAAAATACAAAGGTTTGTTTATTGAAGTAAAGCGAAGTGAATCAGATGTATTTCTAAAAGATGGAATTACATTTAAAAAATCAGACCACATTAAAGAGCAATACAAAACTTTACAACTTTTAGATTCAAAAGGTTACTTTGCCACCTTTGGTTTTGGTTTTGTACATACCGTTGAAGTAATAAAAAAATATATGAATTTATGATTGAGCAATTAGATAAATTGAATGGTTTTGTAAATGAATATTACAAAATGAAAATCGATGTACGTAATGGTGATAAACTAAATTACTTACTTCAAAAGATAACGGGTTTACTTTACTATTTAGAAACGGAACGGTCACAAATTCACGATGCTTTTCAGACTGCTATCTTTGAGGGTGTGAAAGATAAAAAGACCGTTGCACGTGCTGAAAATGAAGCACACGTTACCTATCCACAAATGTATCAATTAAGACGAATACAAGATGCTGGCTACAGGGTAGCTGATGCCATTCGAACAAACATAAGTTATTTGAAATCTGAAAAGATACACAATAAATAATGAAATTCACTTATAAATCTATAAACTATACGGTAACTTCACTCAATGGCTTTCCTATCCACAACGATACTAAATTTGTTTTGGTAGTTGGTAATGATGGTAGTCGTAAGGTGTCAGAGTGGAATAAGGTCAAGCCTTTTATATTTGATATTTACCGCTTAAATAAAACCCAAAACAACCAAAAGGAATAAAGACGAACTTAGCTGAAAATTAAACGATATGAAAACAGAAAAATTAAACATTTACACAAAGCTACACCAAGCCAAACAAGAGATTGGCAAAGTAGCAAAGAACTCAAAGAACCCACATTTTAAGAATACGTATGCAGACTTGAACTCTCTAATTGACGCAGTTGAACCAATACTACTCGAAAAGAATATGCTACTTTTACAACCCTTGCAAGGTGGCAAAGTTATTACAATGATTTTTGATGTTGAAAGTGGAGAATCAATACAAAGTGATATCGACCTACCACAAATTACAGACCCCCAAAAGTTAGGTTCGGCAATAACCTATTTCAGACGCTACACTTTACAATCGTTGTTAAGTTTACAAGCAGTTGACGATGATGGTCATTTGGCATCACAACCAACAAAAGCACCTAGTATGCTTCCATTCACTAAACAACTTGCAGACATTCATATTCCACTTAAAACGTCATTAGACTTACTTAAAAAGTCATATTCATTCACTCCAGAACAAGAAGATAAATATTTAAACTCGATTAAGTAATGGGAATGAGTACTAAAGATTTCTTTATTCATCTTAGAGATGGCGAAGAATATTACAACTGTATGATGCACCCCGATACCTACCATTCGATACCAGCGCATTTAAAAGATAGTATAGTATTAAATGAGGTGCGCCAAAAGAATGATAATTTTGTGAATGATGAATTACACAAAGGATTGATAAAAGACGTTAAAAAAGCACGTGAGAGGCTTTTAGAGTATGAACATAAGGTAAACCATTCATAAAGTTATAATACCGTTTGTGTAAAACTATGTAAGCGGTATTTATTTTAAACCTACTTTTGAATCAAATAAAAAAATAAACACAATGGAATTAAAACAACAAATATTAGCATTAATCTCAAACGAGGATTTGACTAATGAATTAGCGACTAGAAGAGAGAACAACACTATTGACATTGATTATCTTTGTCAAGTAGTAAACTGCTCACAAATTGAATATCTTGAGGCTTGTTTGGAGGGTATGGATACAGACCAACTAAAAGACTTTGAGAAAACATTTGAGAAGATCTACGAGAAACAACAAGCACGTGAAGAAGAAGATTATCAGATTTACAAAGACTATAAAAGCACAATGGAACACTTAGATAAAATTTTTAGAATATGATACTAAACCCGATTAAAATAGCTGAAACCATTATTGAGAATGGTCAGTTAGAAAAAGTACTTGTTAAACAAGGTATCTATGATTGTTGTGTAATTCACATAAACAAACAAATGATTAGCTTTCGTTACGACTACTCACTAAACCCCCGAATAGAATCTGCAATGGTATGGATAAATGGCGATGACTTAAACATTACCGTTGAAGAAAATATAATGATTA